TCATCGATATTGGCACGGAGGGCACGCGTCGTGATCCTCATGGATCATCGGCGCGGATTTGTCTTTCATCATTTCGAGTGCCTGCTGTAGCAGATATGTTGTTGAGGAACCAGTCGACGCCCTTCCCGACCCACGGGCGCGGGAAGTCGCACAGCGAGGATGAGCCGCCGCGCCGAAGTCCATGCGCGCTTTGATCTCGACACCATCCACTTCGAAACCCTGGCGGGTTTCGATGTACACACCCTGCTGCCCTTCGAGGTAGCAGTATTCGAGCGTATCGATCAGCGCCGGATCGGTGAACAAGAACCAGTTGGTCGCGGTGCCGGTGGTGTTATCGAGACGCGGCTCCACGACCGGGACGAGCGAGCGGACCCACTCGGGCACGACCTTGGTCTGATCGGACGACGCGATGTTGATCGGGTAGATCAACTGGAGGGCGTAAGTTTCGAGCGACGGCGGCACCGCCATGAAGCGGGGAACCAGGTCGAGCGGCGTACCCTGCGGAGCCTTCTGGAGCCGCATCTGCACGCGCGCCTTGGCAAGCGCCGTCAGCGGAGCGGCGTTGGTCACGGTGGGATCGATGCTGCTGGCCACACCGCTCAGCAGATTGCTGTGCGCGGTGTGGAAGATGGCCTTGTTGTCCAGCGTCATTACCACGTTGGCCGTGATGAGAGCCCAGACGGTGTTTGATTCAAGCTGCGCAGCGGCCACACCCAGAATTGCCGGGATGCGCGTAAGCGCCTGGAGGTCGTCGTTGATGATGACTTTGCGCGTGATGGCCACGACCTCGCCGAAAGTCTGAAGCGAGTAGTTCGTGTTCATGTCGGTGAGATTCGCCCGGTGGTATTCGCCCTTCTCGTTCAACTGCTGGAGGGCCGGGGCATCGCTCAACTGAACGCGATTGATCGGCTTGAAGTCGGGCGCGGTGACCTGCCGGCAGAATGGCTGGAACGTGCGCGGGTACGCTTCGTAAGCTTGGCGTAGCGTCTTATTTGCCACGTTCGCCAGGATCGCGGGGAAGTCTGAAGTCGATTCGGCGCCGCCCCCGAAGTACTCTGCTCCGCGGCTCGGGGCCTGCAACGCCAGTTCGGCGATCCGGTTCTTGGTCATGCCCCGATGGTTGATGCCGCGGATCTCAAGGGACTCGCGGGCCATCTCCATGAGCGACAGACCCACGTACTCTCGCCCCATCTCCTCGGCGCGCCGCTGGTGTTCCTGGCCGCATCCGCTCAGCAGCTCGCCGGTCTTGGGATGCTTCGCCAGGAAGAACTTCGGATCGTGGCGCAGCAGCATCGCGCACTGCATCGCGGCCAGTCTGGTCTCGCCGCCGTCGCGAGTGATGCTGAGTTCACTCCGAATCGGCATCTCGCGCCCGCCCACGCCCTCCTGCCCCTTGGCGCTCAGCGCCGCGAATGCGTCGACGCTGAACTGATCAGCCGTCTTGCCCTCGGCGATGGCTTTACGGACAAAGTCATCTCCCAGAATGGATTTGAAGCGAGTAGCGCGATGTTCGATTTCGACAACGCGCTCTCGCTCCAGCTTTACCGCCTCACCGCGCGCCGCGGCGAGGTCCTGCTCGTTCACACGGGCCTCTGTGCCCGCCTGCGTAGTGGTTTCTGCCATGGCAGGTTTCTCCTTTTGTGGGCTGATTGCCCGTGCTGCTTCGCCGCCAGTTGTTTCGGCGGCCAAGAACGTTGTGCTGAAATCGGCCGGGATCGGAACAACCGAAATCTCGAACGGCTCCCAGTCGGTCGCCGTGAACATGCCGATCTCGTTTGGGCTGCTGTAGGCCGGCTTACCTTCCGGCATGCCCGCTGTCTGGGCCTGGACTTTGGTTTTCTCGCGGCTGTAGATCCAAGCTCCGAAGCTCAGGTTCTGCACGATCCCTGTGGACACCTTGCGGAACAGCTCTGCGCCGTCTTCGTCGCCCAGATCGAACTGAAGCGTCGCCATTCCGCTCGGGCCATCCGCCCAGGCTTTCTTCACGACGCCGACTTGCGCCTTGGTGCCAGCTTTCCCGGCGGCCACGGACTTGTAGTCGTCGCCAGTGAAGTGCGTATCGAAGATGGGCGCGCCCGCGTTCAGCCGGTCCAGTCGCGCGCCGTCCATGTCGAGTGTGAGCATGTACGGCTCGCCGGTGTCGGGATCTTTCCTCGGAACCTGCGCGCCGGTATACCAGACGACATCGATCGTGCCGTCCTTCTCGTTGGCTGTGCTGGCAACCGGCTTGGCATCGGAGGCGGCGAAGAACTCGGACACTTGATCTGCTGGCATCTGAACCTCTTTCTACGAGCGGTAAATCCTCGAAGGAGAATCCCAGGAGCGCGACGCAGGGGACGCCGAGAACAACTCCGCGATGGATTCGGCGTCGGCATTCGAAGCAGCGGGGACTTTCGAACCGGCGACGGTAGGCTTCGAACTGGGCGTGCGCTCCTCGCTTGCGGCGGGCTGCTCCTGGCCGCGATCCGTCACGTTGCGCGGGTCGCAATCCAAAATGATTTCGAGCTTGTCCAGCACCTTGTTGATGCGCGCGATCTTCTGTAAACGTTCTTCCGGGTCGTACCCGTTGCGCGAGATCGCTTCGAACAGATCGAGCGTCCCGGTCCGAATCATCTTCAGTTCCGCCGCCGCGTCCTTCACCGGATCGACGCTCTCGAACTTCGGCGCAGTCCACTGCACCGCGTGCACGGTGACCTTCGAATCATCCAACGCCTTCTGCGGGATCTTGCCCTGGAGGATCAGCGTGTCCACGAAGCGCCGCCACACCGGCATGCAGAACAGCGGGATCAGAGTCAGCCAGCGATAAGCCTCCACCGTGTTGCGGAACCCCAACATGCCGCCGCGCCAGGAGGAGTAATTCACTTGCGACATGTCGCCCGTGCCGAGTTCGTACGGCAGGCCGATGCCCGCCATGATCCCCTGCAACTCGGTCATCTTGTACTCGCGGTAGCCGCCCGCCGCCGGCGGGTTGTTGAACTTGATCTCCTGGCCTGGCTTCAGGTACTCGACCATTCCAGGCTGGAATGTTTCCACGGGTGCCTTGGTGACAGGGTCGGTGCCGGAGATGCCCAGTGGGTCGCCCTCGATGCCTTCCGGTTGCTGCACGAAGGCGGTGACGCACGCCTCCACCTTCTTGCGGACCCGCTCGGCGTCGCAGTAGTCATCGAGGTCGCGGAGCGCCATCATCACGGGCGATAGCCACGGCACGCCTCGGACCTGCCCAGGCCGCAGCACGCGATAGACGTGCATGATCTGATCGGCTGGGACCGGCTGGCTGATGATTCCGCCGCGCGGATTAAGGATCAGCACGCCGCCCGGGTGATACGTGAATAGCCAGTAAGCGACGCGGCGTCCGAGGTCGTCGAATTGCACGCCCTCCATCACATGGCCGTTGACCAGCCCCATCGTTCGGGATTGGTCCAGGAAGTCAGCCTCCAGCATTTGAAGCTGGAGAGGAACGCGCAAACCAGCGGCGGCGAGACGCGGGCGGAACCGCAGGATGGCTTCACCGCTCTCTGCCATGGTGCGGACCGCCAACGTCTGCATGCCATAAAAGTCCAGGCGCTGCGGGGTGTCGCACGCGTCCGCGAAGAACGGCCACTCGGCGTCGATGATCTTGTCGATCGCGGCATTTCCGGTCTTGGCCTTAGGAACGATCCCTGTTCCGACGACGTTGCCGGCCAACTCTTCAATCGAGCGCGCCGCATATGGATTGTTGCGGATAAGATCGCGGCTCCGGTTGCGGAGCCAGGTAAGCGACCCCATCAGCTCGACGTTGGCATCCGTCGATGCGGCGTACCAGCCATGGGAGCGCCGGCCTGCGGTGGCGCCTTCGTAACGGAAGCGCTGCGCGTGCCGCTCCAGGTAGTCCTGGGTCAGCTCCAGTGCCACGCGATTCCGTACGCGTTGAAGCGCGAGCCGTGGTGCCACCGCACCGATGGCTCTGTCGAGGAAATTCATCCGGGCACATCGGAGCCGAAGTATTCCGCGCCCGGCCTTTCGGGCAGTCCCTGCCGAAGCTCCCTTATGATCATGTTCAACGCCGTTTCGCTGATGACTACGTACCGAGCGCCCTCGGGATCATCTTCGGCCGCGCCTTGCCTCGGCGAGCGTTCGAGCGAATCGATGAGTTCCGGCAGCCGCGTCATTCTCACCACCGGTCGTCCAACGTTGGACCCGTGGGACCGTCTCCGCGCTTGTGTTGCGCCAGCGTGACACGGCTTCCTGGTTTCCCGCTGGTCTGGCGGATGTCCTCTTCGATCTCGGCCTTCGCCTTGCGGAGATCGTCGACGGAGCGGTACGTCACCTCACGCCCGTCCGGGAACCTCACCTTCAACGTGGGGTTGCCGAGCGCCTGGTTGACCGCGTCCAGGTTCGCTTGCAACTGTTGAATCGTTAACGCCACGTCAGCTTCTCCCGAACCAGTCACGCCGTGGTACCCATCCGTCTGCGCGATTAGGAGTTCGTCCCTCGACAGGCCGTTCGGAGTGCTCGGCCTGGGCCACAACCACCGCCGGAGGAATCGACTGCATCTCTTTTCGCCGCGACCGCCCCATCTGCGAGAAGCGATCACAGTAGACGGTCAGCTTCAAACCGCTTGCATAGAGCGCGTGCAGCGCCGCGTAAGCGTACACGCGGCAGTCGAGCGCCTCGTTCCGCGCCGTTGCTGGCTTCCGCCACTCCTGCTTCGGATAGCAGTGGTGGTATCGCGTGTACTTCTTCTCGGCGGTGAGTTGATCGAAATACTCCTGGTCGCGACCAATCGGGAAGTGGCAATACCCCGGCCCCGGCTCCTGGATCTTCAGCCGGTCATAAAGCGCCGTCTTCGCGGCGTCCACTCCAACCATGAAGAACGGAGTCTGGTTCTTCCGGCTCGGCTTGCGTGGCCAGATGGGAGACTCGCCCGCGCGTCCCTTCACGGCATATACGCGGCGCGCATAGCGGTCCCGCGTGAATCGCAGCACGGTAGCGTCCTTGAATCCGCAGTCGATGCACGCCGTAGCGATTCGAAGGGGCTGACCGGAGTCGTGCATGCACTCGGACAGGAGCAAGCCCTCCAGGTGATCCCACACTTCCTTGCGTGTGACGTCGCCGGGGATTACATGATGCGCGATCGACCAGGACTCTTCATCGCGGCCCCAGCCAACGATCTCCACCTCGAGCCGGTCGGCCTGCACGTCCACTCCCGCCGTGACCAGCGCAACACCGTCCGGCGCCTCCGCTTCAAACGGCTCGCAGCGATTCCACAACGCCCGCGCATCGGTCGGCACTTCGTGGTGTTCTTCCCACAACTCCGCGAGCACAGTGTTCATGAACGCCTTCAGCGTCTCCGGCGACTTCTTCGCCGCGATGAACTCGGTGGCGATCGAACCCCACGCGCGCTTCAGTGAGACCAACTGCGAGATGCGGAATCCCGGAATCGGCGACGCGGGGTTTTGCGCGCGATACTCGCCTCGCTCCACGATCCATGCCTTCTGGTGGTGCGGAATCAACTCGCGGCAGCCCGCGCAGCGGTACATGGCATCTTCGGGTTTGCCCTCGGGCCACACCAGGCCGGGTCCCGTTCCATCGCCGAGCACGAGCACCTGGTAGTGGCCGCACTTGGGGCAGGGCACGAAGTAATCGCGCTGATCGCTTTCGATCCACGCCTGTTCGATGCGGCTGACGCCCTTGATCGTCGGCGTGGACGCCATGACGATCTTCTTGTTGTGCTGGAACTCCGCAGTGCGTTGGACGGCGAGCGAAACCGGATCGCCCTCCGTGCCGGCGCTCGCCGGGTAACGATCCACCTCATCGAGCAGTGCGTAGCGGATCGGTCGCATCGCAAGCCCGGAAGGGGAGATGGCTCCGGTGAACGTGATGTGCCCCGCGCCGTTGACGAACACTTTGTGCAGCGTGGTATTGTTCGAGTCGCGCGACTTGACCGGCGCGATCTTCCCGCGCAAGCTCGGCGTGCTCTTGAACATGGGCGCCACGCGGTCCTTCGAGAGCGCCTTGGCATCCTCCGTGCGCGGCTCCACCACCAACACCGGCCCAGGATCGACATCGGCGATGAAGCCGAGGAAGTTCAGTAGGACCTCTGTCTTCATCATCTGCGCCGCCGACAGCAACACCACCTGGCGGCACGGATGTGCAGGGCTGAGTACGTCCATCGGCTCGCGCTGGTAATGCCGGGTGCGCCATTGGCCTCGCTCGGCTGCCGCGCCGCCAGTGAGGACGCGGTTCTCGTCGGCCCACTGGGAGACCAGGATGTCTCGCGGCGGCAGCATCGCCGCTGCGCCGACTTCATGGATGGAGAACGGTTGCATCTTTAGAGACCCGCGTCCGCGACGGCCTTGCTCACCTTCCGCAGTGCCGCCGAAACCTCGGCGACCAACATTCGATGAATCGCTTTCTCGTCATCCACCGCTGCAAGCATCGGCGCGAGGCGATCCGGCATGGCCATCAGTCCGTCCTTGACGATTGAAGAAAACCCTGCGGCATACTCGGCCGCACGCGCCGCCGGGATCAGTTTCCCGGCTCGCTCCTCATATTCCAGTTGGGCGGTCCGCGCCGCGAAGCTCTCCTTCACCGCGCGCGCCCGCAGGTACGCAGTAACCGGATCGCCCGATGCAGCAGGCGGCTCGTGCATCGGCGAGGGCGCGGCTGCACTCGGCTTGTGAATCGTCTGGCCGGCGAATGTGTTCTTCGCCCACTCCTGGTTGGCGCGTTCGGCGTCGATGGTCCCGTCCGCGAGCGTCGTGATCCGCTTGCTGGAGATCGCCTTCTGGACGGCGGTCAGGCTGCACCCGCGCATCCGCGCGTAAGCCCTAAGCGAAACGCCCATCATTCTTTTCCTGAAGAATTCACTTGCTTTCCGGTTCAACCGGAGTGATGAATCGTGGTGCGCGGAGACGCGCAAGCCATTGAACAGAAAGGATTAAGACCATGAAGAAGAACGAAGCCACTGAAACCACCCAAGCCGCCGCCGTTGCGGAACAGGGCGCGCACGTCGCGCCGGAGAAGGCCCCCTCGAAGAAGGGTGCCAGCCAGAAGAAGGGCGCGCCCAAGGGCCAGAAAACCGCCAAGGGTGCCAAAGCCAAGGCCGCCGCGCCGAAGAAGGTGGCCAAGGCCGGGAAAAAAGCCGCCAAGCCCGCCCGCACGAAGGACGCCAGCGCGCCGCGCGCCGAGAGCAAGGGCGCGAAGATCCTGAACATGATCGCCCGCGCCAAGGGCGCGACCCTTGCCGAGATCATGAAGGCCACCGACTGGCAGGCCCACAGCGTCAGGGGCTTCATCTCCATCGCCGCCAAAAAGCACAGCATCACGATCGAGTCCTCGAAGAACGAAGCGGGCGACCGCGTTTACAAGACCAAGTAGAACTTCCCACCTGCCTCACCCAAGCCGCCCGCCGGGTTCAACGATCCGGCGGCGGTTCTCGTTCATGCTTCTGGTGCGGATCGCGGTGCGCAAGGCCGTGGATTTCCTCAGCCAGCTTGCCGAGTACTTCCCTCACCTGGTCTTCTTGCAAACGGCACTCTCCCGCGCGCACATAGATGTTGCAAATCCTGTCGACCATTCGGGTCTCCAGTTCGGCAGCTTCCTTTCGAACCTCCGCAAGGAGCACCCGGTTCTTGAGACCAACGTAGGAGCCGATCAGACCCGTGGCGAGTCCCGTGCCGGCAATCAGAATCTCAAGTGGGATTAACATAACTTCGTTCGATGATCCTCAACTCCGCCGACCAGTCCGAGAGCGCGAGGCACAAGCCTTGCAGATCGGGGTGCCCGGAAAGTATCAGAGATTCTATTTCCGCGATCTCGCGGTGGCAGCGGGCGATTCATGCCGCGATCTCCACACGTTCGGCTTTCATCTGTTCGAACGTCCGCCCATCGCCATCGAGCGCTGCTTCGAGGCCCGTCAGCCGTTGCCACCGCTCGACGACCACGTCGACGTACTTCGGATCGAGCTCCAGTCCACAGCAGACGCGCTCGGTCAGTTCAGCCGCGGCGAGCGTGGTGCCGCTGCCAAGAAATGGCTCGTAAACCAGCTCGCCAAGCTTGGTGTGATTCAGAATCGGGCGCCGCATCAGCGCGACCGGCTTCTGCGTGGGATGATCGAGCTTCTCCTCATCTGATCCGCCCATGATGAACTTGGGCGACGGCGAATCCCAGATGGTTGAGTTCTCGCCGGGCTTCCCGTACCACGGCGCGTTCTTCTTTCGGACGTACCAACAAGGCTCGTGCTGGAACCAGTAATGCGTTCGCGTGAGCACCGTGCGCCCCTTGTTCCAAATGATCTGCTGGTGATGCAGAAAACCGATTCGCAACAAGCCGTCGAGGACCTCGCGCGTGAACTTCGATGCGTGCCAGACGTACCCCACTTCAAGGCTCGGCACGAGCGCGAAGGCTTCCGACCAGTCCGCACGCGTGTCGCCCGAGATTTCCGTTTGCGTGTGGCCCTCGGTGCGATGCTTCATGTAGCTCGCCTCGGCGGGTCCGCAGCCGTTCAAGCCGGCTCGGTCACGCCATTCTGAATCCAACTCGATTCCGTAAGGTGGGTCCGTCACCATCAGAAACGGTTTGCGGTCGCCCAGTACGCGGGAAACCGCCTCCGCGTTGGTCGCATCCGCACAGAGCACGCGGTGTTGACGGGGCGGATCGCCGCAGAGCCACAAGTCGCCGGGCCGGGTGACCGGCACGACCGGCGGCAACGATACCAAATCCTCTTCCCCGCTGGTTTCCTCCGGCGGGAACAGATAGGCGTTCAGTTCATCCTGATCAAATCCGGTTAACGCCAGATCGAAGTCGCTGTCCAGTTCCTGGATGCTTTGGAGTTCCGGTCCGATCAGATCCAAATCCCAAGTGGCCTCATCGTGCGACCGATTGTCCATCAGCCGGTACGCTTTTATCTGGCTGGGAGTGAGATCCCGCGCCACGTGAACGGGAACCTCGGTCAGCGCCATCGACTGGGCGGCCAGCAGACGAACGTGGCCAACCACGATCACGCCGGCGGTATCGACCACGATGGGCTGCCGCCACCCGAAGGATCGAATTGAGGAAGCCACCTTCTCGATCGCGGACGCAGGAATTACCCGCGCATTGTTCGGGTACGGCGTGACCCGGCCAATCGGCCACCACTCAACGGTGAACGTCGGCGTCTTGGGTTTGGTTTGCTTGGGGAGACTCATCTGATTAGGAGGGTGACAACCCTAGGTGACAACCTGCGTAAACCGCTCTAACTAAGCAAACTGCGCAATATTTTGACCCGCGGCCGCCGCCTCGCGAGTCAGGTCCCTGAAATGGCCCGCCGCCATACCGGGGACGCTACCGTTTCGCGCCCGGGTGGCCCGTGTCGCGCCGACTGGCGCGGGGTTGGCTGGTTGGTCCACCGGGTTCCTCGGGCGCGCCTTGGCCGCCCTGACCGCCTGACCCAGCCGCCCGCCGCTGTTTTGCGCCCTAAGCCCCGCATCAGTGTCTCGTAGCTATCAGCCTGTTCGGTGGTCGGCACTGGCCGCTTCGGGCGTGGCCGATCGCGCCATGCAGCCGCGCACGACGCTCAGGAAGATGCTCCGCGTTTCCGGAGGCGCAAGGGTCGAATCGGAACGCCCACCTTGCAGCGGTCGGAGCTTCCAGCAATGATGCCCGTCTCCGAGCGGTTGCTCGAACGAGTAGGGGTTGCCTTGGTAGGCTTGCACCGTCGTCGGGTGCGGATCGTCAGGACGGCGGTACAGGACTACTCGATTGATATGCCCCTTGTGGCGCACCGCTTTCGCAAGCCCACAGTCCTCTAGGCGCAGCGCACGTTTGTCGCTGATGAAGTCCAGCAGAGCAAGATCTGATGAATAGAGCGGAACGGACATAGCGATGCCTCTGGCTCGCTCGTTTCCGCTTTGTGGTTTCTCTCGAAGGCGTTGGCTGGATTCTGCTCAGAAGGGACACGCCTATTATGCGGATGCGGGAAGGAGTTTTGAATCGAGGTATCCCGGCACCTCGCACCTAGCTGCCTCAATTGTCTCAGAAACATAACCGCCGGTCAATACGAGTGATTGGAGCGGGCTGCCTCACTGTCGGACCGGAAGCGGAAGGCAATCGCAAAAGAGGCAGCGGAGGCGCGCTGGCGTGGAAAGCTTGCCTATTCCAGCCAGTTCTCAACGCTCATCTCTGGCACGCAAGTCCTGATTGTTTCCATACGATCTTCCGTTAGCAGGATTAGCCCATGCTCCAAGGCTACCGCCGCGATCCACACGTCGTTAACATCAACGCCAAGCGCGCTCAAATGCTGCTGCGTCTTGATCCTGCTACTTCCTGGTGAATACCTCCGCCAAATTCGCTCCATGATTTCAGCGTAACTATCCCTGGTTGTGGTATCAATCGCCCGAACGAAATCGAGTGCCTGCTCTTCGATAAACCGTCTGCAAGCCGCGCGTCTCTGCACATCCGTGGCAGTTGTGATGCGAAGGCCACACTCAATTTCTCCAAGCGAGATTGGACAAACCCATAGTATGTTCTCGGGAGGGAGATCCCTAAGGTGCGCCATAAATATGGGATCTGCTTGCTCCCAAGCGGCGATATGATTCGTGTCCAGCAGGTATCCTGGCAGCAGATCCTCCTATCGAACACCCGACTTCTTCAAAAACTCGGCGACGGTAGTTCGCGCGAATTTCTCGTCAAGGTATTCAGCTAGACTCACGAACACATCTAACGTCGCCGGAAAGTAGTTATGGAACGGATGGTCAACCTTTCGATCGTTATCATTGAAATAATCGAGGACCGCTCGTTCTAGGCGTGGCGGCATTCTATAGGCCCCAACGACAACAGCGTCGATATTCTTCAGTAGCCTTTCTGGATCTTCCGTGCGATGAAGCGGCATCGCATTGATAGAGTTTTCGTACCGACGCACGAGATCGCGAATATTATCTATCGCGGCGCGCGAAAACTTGGGCACAGGTATAAGATCGAGAACCTCTTTCGTGATATCTCGATTCCCTTCACGCGTTGCTACAAAGGCATTCGCGACTGGCGAGTTCAGAACGGCTGCAAGTAAAACCTCGTCATATTGCTCCGATTTTGGCCACAGTCCGTAAAATGTGTGATGGCAGGTTATTCCGACGCGATCAGCAAAAGAGACCATGCGCCATCGTCCCCGCGACACTCTAGCTTTCGGAAGAATCGCCTTTGGCTTCGACCAATCGTGCTGCCAGGAATTTCGACGCTGTTCGTTGGGATCAACATTCAGGTACTTTAGCGGTGGAACCTGAAACGCATTGAACTTGGATCTAGGCGGAACGCCGAGCATATAGCCATCAGCGGGAGCATCGCGGACATGGAGGTCAGGAGTTATGTTGGTTCGCCACTCAACTCCACGGTGAATCTCGGCTATTTCCCCCAAGCGACGATGCCCAGACAAATAGCTCCAAACTTCCGGCAGGTCTGCCAGAATTAGCCCCTTGCGGGCGGCGTCGGCGGTGAACTGCTCTTCATAGCTCGTTGAGACGCCTTGATCACGCCTAAACTTCTCCCAGTCCTGTTCGCTATCGTTGACGCGGCGAAAGGCAACTCTGGTTGCGACGTGAGGAATCGGTTCCTTCGCGATAAGAATCGCCACGTCCGTTTCTGCATCCTCGAAAGATCGCTCTGGAAGAACGGTCAACTCCAGCGATGCGAACCGATCAGCCAACAGCTTTCGCGTATCGGCGTACGCCTTTCCATCAACGGCGATGTAGGGCAAAACGAACCCAATGACGCCAGCGGGATGAAGATCGGCTAACACCCTCCGGAGCAGTTCTGCTGGTTTCCTGATATCTGTTGCTCCATAGCGCGATCTATCTTTGTCGCTGAATGGTTCGAACGGCGGATTGCAGAGCACGGCACCAGACCTACGCAGGAGGTCCGTCATCGCGTGAGGCGCAAACACATCCCCTCTTTGGATGTTCCAGCCATTTGGATTTGGAAAATCTGCCAGTGTCAATGCCAGCGTACTAATTTCGACGCCAAACGGATCGTACTCTATTCCGGCGAGGTGCTTGACGAAATACTTATGGCGCTCTTGGGGTGCAGCTAGGACCAAGTTTGGTCTCAAATAATTTAGCGCTCCTATCAAAAACGCGGCGCTCCCTGAACATGGTTCAAAAACGATGCGATCTTCATCGCCATCGCCGGGAAAGGGGATTCTTTCAACAATGTACCGAACGATCGCACGCGGAGTCCGATGAATGCCGAGCCGCTTTCGCGTGTCGCGATCAACGAGCGTCTTGGACCAGATATGGGCGAGAACCTCGACTGAGAGATTGCGGAAATCTAGGTCGCGCCAGACGCTTAACGCAGCAGCTTGCCTAGCCTCTCTATTTAGTAGTCCCGGCGGATCGGTCTTGTAGTGTCTTGCGACGGCCGCAAGTATCTCATCAGGATCTCCATTCAGCGCAGCAAATCCGTTGAGTCCTCGGTCGCGAAAGACTTTAGCGGTGAGTATCCAGAATACAAGCTGAAACAGATCACGAGGATCTGGCGCTTTGTTTGCAGATCCAACATAAGCCGCGCGTGTGCAGGACAAAGTCTCGCGAAGGAGTGGATCTAGCGCCGCCTGAATGCGATCTTCTAGTTCGGGAATCAATCCAGTGAAAAGAGCGAGTTGCTCATTCCACTTGAATGAGCCAATGTTCTTGGCCCGAAGCATCGATTCGGGGGTCCACTCTTTCGCGCGTTCTGCAATGACTGCTTGGAGCTGACTCGCCGGATACTTACCAAGTAAAATATGCTTGTTTTCGATTCGCGAGACCGCCCATTCGCGAACTTCGTCACCTTCGATCTCCAGCAAGAGCGGCGCTCCAAACGCGCGCAAGCTGTTTACCAACGGCAACTCTCGAAGGCCATTAGCTTCCGCTACACCGATACACGCCGTCTCGTATGAGACAGGCGTCTGAGCAAAGGCCGCTGCTCGTAACGTGCGTATCTTTTGTCCAGCGAACCAATCAGGGAAGCTGTAATTCCTTTCAAGGCGTGGCCCGCGGTACCCCAACTGTTCAAGGCCAGCGATGAGCGTGGCCAAGATCGGTTCAGAACCGGTGGGAGCGCCATTCACAGAGCCATAGTACCACAT